GATAAATGTATATCCTCTCATGGACTAGAACCTAGAACGCCTTTCCTAGACAGACAATGGGTTCAATATTATTTATCTATACCATTGGAGATGCGATGCAAGACCCGTGACATTGCTTATTATAATAACGAGGTATTTGTTGAAAAGTTTCTATTACGCAATGCATTTCATATAGATAATTTTAAAAACAATGAAGGCAATGAACTTCTGCCAAGAGACGTACTGTTTCGTCGCAAAGAAGCATTTAGCGATGGGGTTTCAAAACAAACCAGATCCTTATATGAAATTACAAAAGAGCATGCTGATAAATATTTCAAGGAAATAATATTACCAGAAGCAGTAATTACACCTCTTGATTATGAAGGGCGATATGATAGAATCGTTTCATTTCACCCAACTATGTCATTAGTAAATAATCATCTGTTGCCCGACGATTCTGAAAAATTTTACTATCGTTATTTATTTGAAAAGAATTATAAGGGTATAGGTAAGATTTTACCAAACTTTTGGATGCCAAAATATGTAGATTCTAAGGATTCCAGTGCTAGAACATTAGACATCTACAATGATAATGATACCAGCAATAATCAAAACGAAAAGATGATTGTTGATGGGGAAGAAAAATAAGGACACATATTTCGTATAATAATAATTATTATATGAAAAATCAATTAAAAATCAGTATTGAATTCAAATACATCGGAATCCACTGTTTTGTTCGCCAAAGCATATTCAGAATTTGTTCTTTCAAAGAAATTTACCTTCGACTCTACGCTTATTAACTCCATAAAATCAAAAGGATTCTGTGAATTATAAATTTTATCATAGCCTAATTGTAATACTAATCTATCTGCAACAAATTCAATGTATTGGGTCATTAACTTTGTGTTCATTCCTATCATGCGACATGGGATTGCATCACAAATAAACTCTTTTTCTATTTCTACCGCTTCTTGAATAATTTCATAAATTCTTTTTTTATTAAGCTTTTTACTTAACTTGGAATAAAGTAATACCGCAAATTCGGTATGTAACGCCTCGTCGCGTGAAATTAATTCATTAGAAAAGGTAAGACCTGGCATTAATCCTCTCTTTTTAATCCAGTAAATAGATGCAAATGAAGCTGAAAAGAAAATACCTTCAATTGCGGCAAATGCAACCAAACGGGCACCGAAACTACTACGATTATCATTCAACCACTTCTTTGCCCATTCTGCTTTTTTTGTAATACAGGGAAAATTTTGGGTAGCTTCAAATAAAGTTTGTTTTTCACTACTGTCTTGAATATATGTATCAATCAATATACTGTACATTTCTGAATGAATATTTTCCATGGCTACTTGAAATCCATAAAAAGCACGTGCTTCTGATAACTGAACATCTGCCATAAAACGTACGGCTAAATTTTCCAATACTAATCCATCAGATGCTGCGAAAAAAGCTAATACCATTTTTATAAACTTTTGTTCATCCGTGCTTAGTGTTTTCCAATCTGTTAAGTCTTTTGATAAATCTACTTCTTCTGCTCGCCAAAAACAATCAACTTGGCGTTTGTACATTTCCCATACGTCATTGTAATGTATGGGAAACATTACATAGCGGTTGTCGTCTGGGGTTAAAAGAAGCTCGTTAGAAGTAGATTCAGCCATTTGTATGCCTAAATAATATATACAGTAGATTTTATCTCCTTTTAGAAAATATATTTATGTGCATCAAATATAATTGAAAACAGTTTTACTACTGCATTACACCAGCCAAACTACATATTTGATATATATTTGAATATATTATATTGTAACACTGCGGTGCGTATATAATCAATACATTGATTGCATAATTGCTGTAGTAACATTTATAAGTAAATGACATAAATATATATTTCTAAAAATTATTATACAAACATATATTAAAGTTTAGGTGATGAAAAATACTGAGGACCATTATCTTGGAAAGATTCATTCTGAACCTAAAAAAAAAACACGCAAATCAAAAAAGCAAATAGAAAAGGACTTGATATTAGATTATAAATATGACAACAACAACTACAATGACGATACCTTAATGAATAAATCCTATAATTTAATGCAGCATTTGTCAGGACGTGAAAAAAAATCATTTGAAGAGAAATTTACACAACCTAAAAATGGAATGCAACGGGATTATCATAATCTATTGAATCAAAAAACCAAAAAAATTGTCGTTGCTACTGGTCCTGCTGGTACTGGCAAAACGTTATTTGCTACTGAAATGGCAGTAAAATATTTTTTGATGGGTACATATGAAAAATTAATTTTTACTCGTCCATCGGTATCAGTAGATGAAGATTTGGGATATTTGCCAGGCACCTTAGAAGAAAAAATGGCACCGTGGGTTAGACCGATTTACGACATTTTATATAATTACATTACACCTAAAGAGGTCACACAAATGTTAGAAGACAAACTTATAGAGATTTCACCATTAGGTTATATGCGCGGCAGAACCTTCAAAAATTGTTGGATTGTTGCAGATGAAATGCAAAACTCTACAATAAGTCAAATGAAAATGCTTATGACGCGTTTAGGAGAAAACAGTAGATTAGTTATAACCGGTGATTTAGAACAACACGATAGACATAATGAAGAAAATGGTTTAGATGATTTTTTGAATAAATTCAAGGGACAGAGATCCAGCAGTATATCAAGCGTTGAATTTGAAAACACTGACATTCAGCGAGAAAGTGTTGTAAAAGAAGTTTTAGAAATATACGGCGGAGATGTACCAAAACTTTATGAAATGGATGATTCTGAAGACATTGAACACATTTAAACCCACATAAATTCAATGGGAATTTATTTTCATTGAATATATTATACGTGATATGAAAAACGTTGCATCTAAAATAACAAAACAGGTTAAGAATTTCAAGTTGAAATCATTATTACAAAACAAATTTGTCTTGTATGTATTAGTCATTGTTGCTTTATTAGATATTCTCAATCTTGCTAACATGAAAGACTTCAACTCTGTTATCGTATTTGTCATTGTTGGATTTTTAGTGAGTTTTTTTAACAAAAATATGATTATCATTTTACTGTTTGCTCTTGTATTTACACATGTATTGCAATATGCAAACAAACTAGTTAGAAAAGAAGGAATGGAAAATAAAAAGAACAAGGAGGGACTTGAAAATAATGACGAAGAAGAAGCAGACGAGAAAGAAGTGGAAGAAGAAACGGATGAGAAAAAAATGGCAGAAGAGACTGACGACGCCAACACCAAAGACGATGACGAAGACGTAAAGAAAAAAAAGGAAACATATGATATGTTAAAAAACGATTTTGACGAATTTCAGTCTATTCAGAAAAATATTTTAAATAATATGAAAGAGATTGACCCTCTTTTAGAAAAAGCCGAAAATTTCATTACGAAATTTGAACATTACAAGAAAAACCAGTAAATCTATATAATAATTCTCTTCACATTATATAGATTAACCATATGAATTTAGATATATTTGAAATTTTATACAAAGAAAATAAATATGGTTTGCATTTCATTATTTCCTTGATTATTATCATAATTCTATTTTTTAGATACAAACATGAAAAAGCATTGTACGAACCTTTTTTTAAGAAAGCAGCAAAAGCAGTTTCAAAGGCAGGTAGTTCATTAGACCCGAGTAAAATTATTAATGACGCGATGGACAGTGCTAAAAAATTTTTTATTGGTTTATTAGATCCTGTTAAAAAACCATTTGAAAAATTTTTTGAAAATATTGATAAGGAGTTTGGTAAGATTGGTAAGTCATTGAATGCTTTGCCAAAAGCACTGGAAAGCATCGGGGATGATATTAGAAAAGACATGGAAAAGGCTATGGAAGATTTAAAAAAAACAATTACCTCTCCGATGAAAGGCATTGATGAAATGATTGCCGATTTCAAAAAACTAATGTGTTTGTTAGAAACTTTTCCTAACCGCATTTCAAACGCGGTAAGTGGGGTTGATAATATTTTTAAAGGCATTGATGAACAGTATCAATTGATTATGAAAGCAGCTGGATTAGGATTTAAGGAAACCTCCACATTAACAAATTATTCAGCTGTATTTGTAAATTCTTATTTGAAATGCTTTGTTAAATTTTTGACTAATATACATAAATGTTTCTTTTATTATATAGTTGATGCTTTTGGTCGTTTTCTATATTTACCTGTAAAAGTGTCATTATGGTTTTTAAAATTATACTTTAATTTGGATCTTTATCATATTGAAAAACGTATATGGAATGGTATGTTAGCAATTGATCAAATTGTTTTTTCTACTATGCAGTTTCATATTTTTCATTTTCCGGAATCTGTTCGCAAACAATGCTACACTTGCATACGATTGAAAAAAGAGGTTGTCAAAAAACAAGCAAACGTGGTGGATCATACATTCAATGAAAAAATTCCAAATATGGTTAATGGGGAAATTACAAATGTTGGGTTAGCAAAAATCAGAAGGGGGAAACGTCAATTTGACGAAGTGCTTGCTATGCCACGAGCCAGACCTCCTGGGAGGGTTAAATAAGTATTTTTTCTTCTAATGTAATATTAGATTAGAAGAAATGGGAGTTGTAGAAGACGCTTTAAAAGGATTTGGAAAAGATGTTAATAAAGTGTTTGGCGGGGTTTTAGGTGATGCAGGTAATTTTTTTAAGAAAGTTCCAAAAGACATGAATAAAGGCATTGATAATATGGACAAAAACATGAAAAAATTCCCCAAAAAAGTGATGAAACCTATCTCCAAATTTATGAAAGATAACGTTGAAAAACCTATTATGGACATGGTGAGCGGCATTGATGATATGATTCTTGATTTTGTACGAATAGTATGTTTCATTAATAAATCTCCTGTACGGTTCCGCAATCTTGGTGCTTCATTTGATAATGTATTTAATGGAGTAATAGAAGAATTCATAGCAATTGGATATGCATTTGAATTAGGTTTTAATAGTGTATCGTCTTTGGTATTTTATGTATCTGTATTTATTGAATCGTATTTAAATTGTGCTGTTAAACTCTCATCTAATTTGTTAAGCTGCATTCCGTTTTATATTTTTGATATCATTGGACAAATGTTATATTTACCCATACGATTGATATTGTGGGCATTTAGCACTTTTTTAGCTATCAATTTATATGCAATAGAAAAACAAGTTTGGAACGGATTGAAAACGATGAATGATCAATTGTATCCGTATATTGGGTTTCACTTAATTCACTATCCGAAACATATTCGCGAAAACTGCTATACATGTATTAGATTGAAAGATGATGTCGTCAATCGTAAATCAAAAGAAGTCAAACATACTTTTGAAAAAGAGATTCCAGAAATGCTTGGTAAAAGTAAAGACAAGTTTATGAAAGGACAAAAGCAATTTGAAGAAGTTTTTGCTTTTCCAGATGTAAAAGAACCTCAAGATGTCTAATAATATGTACAGATTATATATAATATGGCAAAAAAATGTGCTCCTGGAGTTATATGCATTGAAAATGTCACTCTGGTTTTATTGATTATACTTGTTCTGGTTGCTCTATATATTTGGTATATAACCGATTTATTACCTTCAAAAAAACAATATTCTAGTATGAACACTCATTTAAATACTACTAATAATGCTCCTATCCTATTGCCCATCTCCAGCAAACAAGATATGTTCAATGACCCATATAAACCTCCTTTGAAAAATAACATGTATCACCCGGGTGATTCCAGTGATGTCAGGGGCATTCCCGTAAATATTGAAACACGGGGATTACCCACTTCATATCAACAGATTGGAATATTAAATCGTACAAATGACGCTTCTGGGGATATGATTTTGCCTCTTATGGGAAAACGTACAATGGCTGGACGCGACAAATGGCAATATTATACGGTGTCTGGCTCTGGTAACCTCAATACCAGATTGCCTATCAGTGTCAATGGGAAAAATTGTACGGGTGAATACGGATGCGATGAAGTATATAACGGCGATGTTGTATATGTAGAAGGATATAACGATACGTTTCGTGCCACTATTTACGAAAATGGCACTTTTCAGTATATTCCTTTACTTTAGATGATTTGTTCTAATTTGAAAAAATAAACTATAATATTATATTATAGTTTAGTTATGTCTTTTTTTTACCCAGATGATATTAATGTAGTGAATCAAACCATTGAATTGAATTACCCTGAAAATAATATCAATAGACGTCATTTTGAAAAAAAAATTAATGATATTGCTAATTCGCGTAAAAATATGTTCAAACCCATTGAAGTTGAAGGAGAACATATCAAAACGCCGAAATTATATTACGATATTACTTTGTCTAACAAAGAACCTAATTTAAATTATTCGGCATTAAATCCTACGGGGTTTTCTGCTCAACATATATATTTGTATGGATTGATTCATGATAACATTGCAAATGTCACAGATACGAATAAATCAATTGTTGGAGAAATGGTTATTGAACATAAGCCAAAAACCGCCGTGAATCAGAAAATTTACACATGCTATTTATTAGAGCACGATGATAAGCCATCCAATGATCTGGACGATCTCATTTCATTCATACAAAATGAAAATGACAAACCTAATGAATTTACTTTCAATCTCAATAATTTAATCGGAAAACAAAAAAAATGTATTCATTACGAAAGTAACTATGACCATGTATTTGTATTTTTTAAAACTATTTCTGTTAATTCTGCGTCTTCCAAA